TAGTCAAGAGGACATTGCATATGTGATGGGCATTAATAGAAGCACACTTCAAAAACACCCTGAACTTATGGCCGAAGGCAAGGCTCGTGGTCGTGTTAAACTACGCAGAGCCCAATATGAGAAAGCATTAGAGGGCAATCCAACAATGCTTATTTGGTTGGGCAAGCAGATGCTTGGTCAGACTGACAACCCTGGAGATGCAGACGATAATCTCATCCTTCCATGGGAGAGTAAATAAAAATAATAACTGAGGGTAACAGTAAATGAAAGACTTAGAAGATCAAGTATCCAGAAATACTAACGACATATCGCAAATTAAACAAAACATTACTACAATTATGACCAACCATTTGTTCCATATTGAAAAAGACATGGACAAAGTTAAGAGCGATACAGAACATTTAAAAGAAAAGGTTAGCGATGTTGATCGCAAGGTTGAAAAGATGGACAATCGCGTCTGGTGGATACTTGGTCTTCTAATTGTTGGTATTATCGTGCCAGCATTCATAAAAGGACTAGGACTATGATTTATAAAATACAACACGGTGACCGTGAGATTAGTGTAATTGCAGGATCATTAGAGACAGCAAAACAATGGGTGCGTTCACACCATGGTGAACCTGTTGCACCTTTGCAACAGCCTGAACCAGAAGAGATTGACGAAGATATCGTCGACGAACCTGAATTAGATATGAGTGAAGATGCCAGTAATCAAGACTGATAAGGGCTATAAATGGGGCCGCAGTGGAAAAGAGTATCCTACTAAGAAGCAGGCTATGGCTCAAGCCAGGGCTGCATATGCACAGGGCTATTCGAAGAAGAAGCGCAAGAAATATTAATATATGGCGTTAAGTATCCCCCAACAATCTATCTTTGATAGTCCAGCACGATTTAGAACTGTAGCAGCAGGCCGCCGCTTTGGTAAAACATACCTATCCATGTATGAGATTGCACGAGTTGCTCGCTTCCCAAATAAAAGGATATTCTATGTTGCACCTACTTATAGACAGGGTAAACAGATTATTTGGGAAGATCTTAAACAGGAACTTGTCAATCGTAAATGGGTTAAGCGTGTTAACGAAAGTGATCTTACACTTACTCTTGTTAATGGTAGCCGTATTAGCGTTCGCAGTGCTGACAATCCTGATAGTATGCGCGGTGTCAGTCTTGATTTTGCTGTGCTTGATGAATGTGCTTTTATGGACAAGTCTGTCTGGACTGAAGTATTGCGTCCAACTCTTTCGGACCGTTTAGGCGGAGCATTGTTCATATCAACACCACAGGGCTTTAATTGGTTTTATGACATGTATATATTTGCACAAAACACCACTGATTGGGAAAGTTTCCAGTATACAACTATCCAAGGTGGCAATGTGCCTGAAAGTGAGATTGAGGCTGCTAAACGAGATCTTGACTTAAAAACATTTAAGCAAGAATATGAAGCAAGTTTTGAGAACGCTGGCAGTATCATCTACTATGCATTTGATATCAAGTCTAATATAGGTAAGTATACTGGCGATATGCCAAAAGTTATACACATGGGTTGTGACTTCAACATCAACCCTATCAGTGCTGTTATAGGCCTGCAACACCGCAACGGCACAATGAATATTATAGATGAAATAGTTATTAAAGACAGCAACACTGATGAACTTGCACAGGAAGTGATCCGCAGATATCCTGGTTATAATATTATTGCGTATCCAGATCCTGCAGGTGCTGCCCGTAAAACAAGTGCAGGTGGTAAAACAGACCACAGCATATTGATGAGTTATGGTATTGAAGTTAAAGCAAAGCGTAGTCATCCGCCTGTTAAAGACCGTATCAACGCTATGAACAAAATGTTTTGTGATGCAAGTGGTGAAAGACGCTTGTTTATTGATCCAAAATGCACTGAAACCATTAAGTGCGTTACAAAACACCAATACAAAGAGGGAACAATGATCCCTGAAAAGGATGGTAATCCAGATTATTCACACCAAAATGACGCCTTTGGTTATATGATTGATTACTTGTATCCAATTAAAAGGCCAACACCTGAGGTGCGTGGGCCAGAAATATTTGCTCATTACTAATTTTGCTAAATAGTATGAAGCATTTTAACCCTACGCCAGTGATCTGATCAATCACACTTTTGGCACACCTATATAGGAATGTAAAAAAATGGACATTAAAAAATTACTGGCTACACACCCAGAGTATGAGAGCCACGCAACGCAAGCAACATACCTGCAAAGAAGTTACTTAGGTGGTAATGTTTACCGTGCTGGTGAATACTTAACACATTATATTGGCGAACAAACAGGCAGTACTGATTTATACAGTAAACGCCTGGCCGCAACTCCACTGGACAATCATGTGCAGACAACGGTAGACATTTACCGTAGTTTCCTATTCCGTGAGTTACCTCACAGACACTTGGGCATACTGATTGACAATCCACTTGTTCATGATTGGTTAACTGACACAGATCAGGAAGGCCAGGGCATGGATAGTTTCCTAAAAAGTGCCAATGACTTGGCTATGATTATGGGAAATATTTGGATTCTAGTGGATAAAGGTTCATATAAAGTCCAAACCCAAGCGGAAGAGATTGCGTTAGGAATCAGGGCGTATGCGTGTGTGTATACACCTCAAAATGTATTGGACTGGGAATATGAGCGTGATATTGCGGGTAAAATGAGACTAACCTATATAAAGGTTAAAGAGAACGAAACACCATATAAAGTTACAATTACAGAGTGGGATGAAACACAATGCGTCCGTTATGTAATTGCAAAGGATGATCAGGGCAATCCTGATACTATTGTTGATACAATACAATATGACAATATGTTGGGTTATGTTCCGTTCATCAACCATGCTCCAATCAAGGGCAGCGTTCGTGGCACAGGCCACAGTTTAGTTGGTGATGTTGCAGATGCACAGAAATTCCTATATAACTTGTATAGTGAATTAGAGCAAAGTATCCGTATTAGCAGCCACCCAACACTGGTTAAAACAGCCAGCACAAGTGCAAACGCAGGTGCAGGTAGCATTATTAATATTCAGGAAGATTTGGATCCTGGCCTACTACCATTCCTATTACAGCCAACAGCCGCGAGTATTAATGGCATGTTGGATACAATTGATAAAGCAATTGAAGGTATCCAGCGCATGACACACACCAGTGCTGTTCAAGCAACCAAAGGTAGCCCAATGAGTGGGGTTGCATTAAGCGTTGAACGCCAATTATTATCAGCGAAACTAACTGATTTAAGTGATACACTTAGTGAAACAGAACGCCGTATGTGGGAAATTTGGGCCGACTTCCAAGGCTTGGAATTACCAGAAGAATTTGAAATCGAATACGCACAATCATTCGATCTAAGAGACAATCACAGTGAAATAGAACTATACCGCAAGGCAATAGAACTAGTTCCAACACCAAGATTCCGTCAATACATGCTAGCAGAAGTGGCAGAAATGATGGTGGATGATGCTGAAGAACTACGCGATATTATCGAGGAGATCGATAATCTAGCCGTAGGTCCCACTGATGGGACTCAAGCATAAATATAATACAACAACCTCCGAGGAAAACAGACATGACTGAAAACATGGTTAACAATACTGAAGCACAGGATACTGGGTCAAGTGCAGAGGGTCAAAATCAATCCCAGGAAGCGGTGAAAACATTCACACAGGACGAAGTGAATGAAATCATTGCAAAGCGTATTGCTCAAGTAAACAAGAAATACGCAGACATTGATCCTGACGAATATCGTCAATTGAAAGGTTTGCGTGAGCGTGTGGAAGAGCAAGAGTTAATGGAACGCAAAGACTTTGAGACTCTATTAAAGAAGACCAAAGAAAAAGCAGATAGTGAAGTCACTAGTTTAAGATCTCAACTAGAGAGTATTAAACTTGATGGTGCATTGATTAATGCATCAAGCAAACTGAAGAGTATTGCTCCAGAACAAACTGCTAAACTATTGCGTGACCAATTAGCCCTTGATGCCAATGGCAATGCTGTTGTTAAAGATAAAGACGGACAAATCCGCTACAATGACAACGCAGAACCAATGACTGTTGAACAACTAGTCGACGAGTTTTTAAACAGCAACACATACTTCCGTGCTGCTGGCCCAAGCGGCACAGCGAGCGAGAGCAATAGTAGAATAACAGACAACCAGAAGGTTGATCTTAAAAATTTAGATATGACTCGTGC